AAACGCTGACCGCCACCGACATTGCAGTCGGGCAGTCGGTGACGGTCGCAGGGCTCGCGCACGGCCTGAATGGCACGCACGCTGTAACGGCCGTGCCCGGGTTCTACTTCCTAGGCACCGACGATCAGGGCGACTTCCTGTTCGACTACGCAGTACCGATCCCGAACCAGCTGCTGTTTCTTGATGCTGGCGACGACCTCGAGCGATCAGCCGCCGACCCATACGGCACCCTGACCTACACGCTGACCTGCAGCTGGATCACATCAGCCATGGTGCAAGAATTCTTAGGGATCGCATCAGCCACCGCCAACGACACAGCATTTTTGGGCACCTGCGTGGCGGCAGCAAACCAATGGTGCTACCGCAAACGGCAGGAAGCCGGCTATTTTGACAGCCTGACAACCGTGCCCGGTGGCGATGTCAAACTAGGCGCAATCATCTATGGGGCCAGCCTGTACCGTGAGCGTGGCAGCATTGACGGATACCAAAGCTTCAATGACATGACCACCGGGGCAGCCCCCATGGCCAGCATGGGCCGAGTCCTGCAACTACTTGGCTGCAACCGATCACAGGTGGCCTAATGGCCGCCACCGGCATTTTCGCCACCGCAGTAAACGCAATCGCCACCCGCATCACCAATTTAGGGTTGGTGCCGGTCACCGATCCCCGCAATGCCCGGCCGATGACCGTATTCATCGAGCTGCCAAGCTTTGCCGGGATGAATTACAACATTGGTGACATCACGATCACCCTGCGAGTGCTGGCAGCCCCACCGGGCAACAGCGATGCAGGCGACTACCTGATGACCACCATTGACACGCTGATGGCCGACCAAGGTTTAGCCATCATCGAAGGCCGGCCGACCATGGCGTTGATCGGCCAACAGGAACTACCCGCATACGATCTAATTGTTAGAGTTGCGGTAGCACGCAACTAGAAAGGCACAAATGGCAACCACCACATTTTTGAGCAACGCCACGGTCAGCATCGGCGGTGTCGATCTGTCCGATCAGGTCAAATCCGTGACCCTGACCGTTGGTTACGACTCGCTGGAAATCACCGCCATGGGCGACACCGGCCACAAGTTCACCAAGGGCCTGCAGACCGTCGAGGTGGCCGTGGAAATGTTCAACAGCTACGGCGCAACCGAAGTCGAAGCCACGCTGTACGACATCGTTGGCGATGGCGACACCACCATCGTGATCAGCCCAAGCGGCACGAGCGAATCGGCCACGAACCCGGAATACACGATCACCAACGCCATGCTGGCAAACTTCACCCCGATTTCGTCGGTGGTTGGCGAATTGAGCATGAGCACCGCCACATTCACGGGCGGATCGTTTGCCCGGGACATCACCCCCTGACCTGACCCAAGCCCACCGGCCCTACCCGACAGGAACCGACAATGAAATTGACCATGGCAGTTACGCTTGATGGCAACACCTACCAAGTGGAATCAACGCTCTACACGATCGTTTCGTGGGAACGAAAATTCAAACGCAAAGCATCTGAAATGGCCAGCAGTTTCGGGCTCGAGGACATCGCCTACATAGCGTGGGAATCAAGCAAACAGGCCGGCATCAATGTGCCAGCCATGTTTGATGATTTCGTCAAACGCTGCGCAGGCATTGACATTGTGGGGGCCGAAACCGCCCGCCCTACCCCGGGGGGACAATCAGATACGCCCTAGCCGAAATCTTGGCCACGGTCGGCTATTGGCCCCCATCCGTTGAATTCGACATAGAGGATTTGGTGACCGTTCACCAAATCTTTAGGAAAAAATGATCCAAAACGGTTTTCAGCATGTTGAAAAGGATTTGAAAGCAAACCTAAAGCTGCTGAACGGTTTGAATCCTGCGCTGCGAAAAGAAATAGGCGCAGAATTTAGGGAAATCGGCAAACCAATAGCCGAGGAAATCAGCGCAAACAAGGGCCGGCAAAACTTTCCTAGGGGCTTTCAACACCGGGGCCGCACCGGGGCAATCAAAACCAAAAAAATCAAGGTTGATCTAAACACCCGCAAAGCCCGAAACCGCAACGCCAACAATGGGGCCGATTACGAAACCCTAGCCGTGTTGCGATTGATGACCCGTGACGCTGCCACCGCAATAGGCGACATGGCGGGTGCTCGAGGCCGGGTACAAAAATCGGGGCGGTCAAGGCCATACCCGGGCCGTGAAAAGGGCCATGCCCTAAAAGGTCAGGGCGCAAAAATGATTGAAGCCCTAAACAAAAAGCCGGGCGGCCGGCCATCCCGCATGATGTGGCGCACGACAGAAAAACACCGGGATGAAATAGACCGTAAGGTAGTAGCCGTGCTTCAAAAGCTCGAGCGACATTTAAACGACGAACTAGGCAAAATTGGTGCGACCCTTGACGAAATTAGAGGGATGCGCCGCTAATGGCTGTTGTAGTCCCCATCATTTCCCAATTCGACAAAAGCGGATTGGACAAAGCCGCCAAAGAAATCGACAGCTTTGGCGGGAAGCTCAAATCGTCGTTTGGCAAAATCGCTGATGCAGCCAAGATTGCGGCTGCAGCTGTAGGTGGTGTCGCCCTAGCGGCCGGCGCAGCCGCCTACAAAGCCATTCAAGCAGGATCGGATCTAGCCGAATCGCAAGCCAAGGTTGGGCAAATCTTTGGTGATTCAGCCAGCGAAATCGAAGCGTTTGCCGATAAGGCCGCTAAGGCGTTTGGGCAATCCCGGCAAGATGTCCTGAACGCTGCCGGCACCTTTGGTGTGTTCGGTAAAGCGGCCGGGCTTGCAGGCAGCGATCTAGCAGCTTTCAGCAATGATTTCACCGGGCTGGCATCAGACCTAGCGAGCTTCAACAACACCACACCGCAGGAAGCCGTAGAAGCCATTGGGGCGGCCCTGCGGGGCGAATCCGAACCGCTGCGCCGCTATGGGGTCATGCTCGATGATGCGACCCTAAAAGCCAAAGCAGCCGAATTAGGGATTTATTCAGGTACCGGGGCCCTGACCCAACAGCAGAAAATCTTGGCGGCCCAAGCCGCCATTTGGGAACAGACCGCTGACGCACAGGGCGACTTTGCACGCACATCCGATGGGCTGGCTAACCAGCAGCGAATTCTGAAAGCGCAGCTGTCAAATGTGGTGGCCGAAATCGGCCAAAAGCTGCTGCCCATCGCCCTAAAAATTGCCACATTTTTTGGTGACAAAGTAATCCCGATCATCGAGCGTTTAGCCGATGCGTTTGACAAGGGCGGCCTAGGCGGGGCCCTGCAGGAATTCGGCAAGATGATCAAGGAAGCCCTACCGGGCATCCTGTCAGCCCTGCAGACAGCGTTTCAGGCCATCGGCGATTGGCTGCTGAACACCGGCCTGCCATGGGTCGTAGAAAAGCTGCAGCAACTAGGCCAAGCGTTCATCGATTGGATCGGCCCCCGCATTGGCCCAATGCTGGAAAAAATTGGTGAGCTGATCGGTCAGGCCGCCCAATGGCTGATCGATGAAGGCCTGCCGATGTTGGTGGACAAGCTGCAGCAAATGGGCGAAGCGTTGGTGGAATGGATCAAACCACGGATCGTTCCGATGCTCACCGAATTGGGCAAACTGCTAGCCAAAATCCTTGATTGGATCGTCACCGAAGCCATCCCCAAGATTGGCAAACAGGCAATCAAATTGGCCGGTGCGCTGCTCGGCTGGCTGGCCGAACTGCTGCCCGAAGCCCTGAAAGGCTTAGGATCGTTCCTGCTCGAACTTGGCAAGAAGCTGCCGGGCATGTTCGTGGATCTAGTCAAAACCTTTGCCAGCCTAGGTTTGCAGCTTGGCGGGGCTTTGATCGATGCGATCGTGTCAGCGGTATCCGGGCTACTTGACGCGGCCGGCGATGTCGCCAAAAGGTTCGTGAACGGCATCATCGATTTCATCAACAAGCAGTTCATTGACCGAATCAACGATTTGCTGGAATTCAAGATCAGCGCATTTGGTGTCAGCATCAACATCAACCCGCCCGACATCCCGCACATACCCAAGCTGGCCCAAGGCGGCATTGTCACCAGCCCCACATTTGCCCTGATTGGCGAAGCCGGCCCCGAAGCAGTCATACCGCTGGATCGACCCGACCTGCTCAACCAAGGCCAAAATGTCACGGTCAATGTGTACGGATCGGTCACCACCGAAAACGATTTGGTTGAAACGATCCGCAGGGGCTTGGTGCAGTCGCAACGATCCGGTTACCAGCTGGTCTACTGATGACCTTACCGGCTACCCCTAAAGTCGAAATCAGGTTTGGGATCGGCGCAGGTTTCGGCAATGTGTTCGTGTTGGGCTCGAGCACCGATGGCATCCTTGGCACCAATGTGTTCGGCAGCCAAAACACGCAGGTCGTAGAAATCACCGATACGGTCACCCGGATCAGCACCCGCAGGGGCCGTG